GATAGAAACATTTTTAGATGCTAGAGCAAATGATAGTGATAGTTTTGACTTTCCTTCAGAACATTTGCCTGGAGAAACTGCTTCAAACTTTAAATTTGTTTGCGAAAATTGGACTAAATCAATACCATTTAAAAATAGAGCTACAATTCAAGCTACTTTTAGGCAAGTATTTGAACCAGCATCATAATGTCAGTAAACGCATCAGTATTTAGTAGTCTCCAAGACATCAATCCATCAGCGATTATTGAGTTATTTACTTTGCAATTATCTACAGCATTGCATGGTGCAAATACAATATATAGATTTCATTCTGGTAGTAATTTAAACGCAAATGGCAAAATAGTATGGGCTACAAATGAGTATCTTAGGTTTCCTATACAAGCGTCAGGTTTTGCTTTTCAAAGAGGTCAGTTACCTAGACCTAAAATAACAATAAGTAATGCTACTGGATTAATCTCATCTATTCTTTTAACTGTAAATGAAACAACAACAGGTAATGATTTAACAGGAGCTACAGTTACTCGAATCAGAACATTAGCTAAATTTATTGATGCTGTTAACTTTGCTGATGGAACAAATGCAACTGCTGATCCAACAGCAGAGTTCCCTCAAGAAGTTTATGCAATAGATCGTAAGTCCGCAGAAACTAGAGAAATTGTTGAATTTGAACTTGCTGCTCCTACAGATTTAGCGGGTGTAAGAATACCAAAAAGACAATGCACTCGTTCTATTTTTCCTTCTATTGGTACGTTTGTTCAATGAGTTGGAAATATAAAGCATTACTTCATGCACAACGAGAAGATCCAAAAGAATCTTGTGGTTTGTTGTTAAATATAAAAGGTAAAGAAAGATATTTTCCTTGCCGTAATCTTTCAATGACAGAACATCAATGTTTTATTATCGACCCAGAAGATTATGTAAAGGCTGATAACACAGGAGAAATAGTTGGAGTAGTTCACAGCCACCCAATAACACCACCTGCTCCTAGTCAGGCAGATAAGATTAGTTGCGAAAATAGTAATTTACCTTGGTATATCGTCAATCCAAAAACAGAACAATGGGCATACTTAGAACCATGTGGATATAAACCACCTTTATTAGGTCGTCAATGGGTATGGGGTGTAACAGATTGTTGGAGTTTAGTTAGAGATTGGTATAAGGAAGAAAAAAATATTGAACTTAGAGATTGGCAAAGACCTACAACATTAGAAGAATTT